TATCAACCTTATTACTTACAGTATTCCATAAAGTTCTTTCATCACTTGTTATGTGCTTTACGGTATCACTAATATGAGAATATGCAGCGTTCCATTTATCAATTAATGCTTGAGTAATAGTATCAATTAAAGATTTATTACTATGATCATGCTCTTTACTATAAGCTTCATTCCAATTTGTTCTTTCAGTGCTTGTTATATGTTTTACAGCATCACTAATATGAGTGTATGCACTGTTCCAGTTGCTGATCAATGCAGATGTAATTCCATCTAATACACTCTTATTATTGTGTGTATGATTATTTGTATACGCAGTATTCCAGTTAGTCCTTTCAGTTGATGTTATATGCTTTACAACATCAGAAACATGAGTATAAGCAGCATTCCAATTATCAATTAATGTTTGATTAATTATATCCAAAATACTTCTGTTAGAGTGAGTATGCTTTTTACTATTCATATCATCATGATCTATCTTATCTTGCTTAGACATTTTTCCATCAACACTTGATGACGCTAAAGGAATTGAGTTAGCACTAATAGGAATCCATGAAGTACCACTATACCTATATGTTATATCTGTATCTTTAACATTTACTGTCCAACCATCTTGGGGATTTGGATAAGTTGTTGCTATATCAGCATAAGTTGCAACAGATTCTTTCCAATCCATATTACTAACAACCTGGCTTATTTTATTATCAACTTCATTTTTTGTATACTTGTCATTCCAAATTGGAGTATTTGCATTGATTGTGCTTGTTAAAGTATTCTCTGCTGACTTAGCACGAGTACTTTCTGAAGTAAGATTATTAATCAAAGTATTTTCTGCATTAGTAGCTCTGGTTACTTCTGCGCTTAGATTTTTAGTTAATACATCTTCTGCACCTTTTGCTCTATTAGTTTCTGCGATAAGATTATTATTCAAAGTGTTCTCTGCTGCTTTTGCTCTATTAACTTCATTTTCTAAATCAACATTTATAGCACTTTCAGAATTTTTTGCTCTATTAGATTCATTACTTAAGTTTTTATTTAAAGTATCTTCAGAACCTTTTGCCCTATTTATTTCTGTATTTAAATTATCAGTTAGAACTTTTTCAGCCCCAGTAGCTCTATAAATTTCACTATTAAGATTTTCCTGAGTTTCAACAACTGCATCTTGAAGATTATTAATATCTCCTGCTTCAACTTGATCTCCTGATGTTTCATAGCTTATATAAATCGGACTTACATTAGAATAAATTTTAATTATTGTTTTCCATGGAGCTAATGATGGAGTTGATGTAAAATATGCTTCAATCTTATTTCCTGTAAGTTTACTTCCTGTATAAACATTCAATGTCTTTAGATTTACATTATCATGTTGTAGCTCTGATTCATAAACGCCATTTAATACTTCAACAACTTCCTCAATTACATATATGTTATTTTCAAGTTTATTGAGTTTCTCATAGAATTTAGTTACATTCAACTCACATCACCCCCAAATTTACATTTCCCATTACTGCAATTTCTTCATCAGCTAAATTAATGTTTGATGTTGTACCATTAATTTTTAAATCAGAATAGTCCATGACTCCTTCAGTACTTAATAATATTTTTCCTATCTTTGCTATACTTATATATGAAGCATTAAATGAAATACTTTGCAAATGCTCTATTACCAATGTCTTAAAAGTTGTTTGTATTACTCCAAGATTAACTCCATTAGTTATGCTCACATTTGCAGTTATATTTATTGCCTTTTCAATCGCTGAAACAACCGTTACTGTTGCTCCAATTGGTGCTTGTCCTTCGCCCATTCCATCAACTGGATCGATATAATTTTTAACACTATCTACTAATGTTCTATCAGCTCCAGTCTTATTAGAATTTATAATAACAACTTTTACAGTTCCGTTCCCATTCCATAAAGGTAATACTCTTGCATCTCCAACACCTGTTACCTCTAATGCCCAATTTCTATAGTGATATTTATTCCCAGACGTTGCAGGAGTCCGGATTTTAGCATAATACCTTTTTCTTAACTCTTCATCAGTCTCCTCATTATATCCATTTGAAATAGCTTCTTTATTAATTACTTTTTGAAGTCCTGAAAGTGTCTTTGGAAAATATTTAATAGCCCCAACTGGTATATTACCGACCTCACCGTATTTCACACATTTTACCGAAACATCTATACTCCCACTTTCAGGTATAACCAATGTTTCTGTGAATTCAAAGTTAACATTATCACTAGCTACTAATTCACCTTTATTTATAGGAGCACCGACCACTCCAGTAATTGTAACTTTCCCAATAGATTGAGTTGTTAATTTACGCGTTAATCCAACATCTTTTACTACTTTATCAAGATCTTTTCCAGTAGCTGTTTCTGCAAATCTCTTATCTAATACGCCTTCAATTTCCGTATATGCGCCCTCAAGTTCAATTGCAACTGGCATCTCCGCATCATACATAAATTCACCCTCAGACTTATTGTACGAATCATTTATATTGGTTAATAGCCTAGCTTGTATAACATCTCTGCTATCGCTCATTTTCTATCTCACCACACTTTCTGTGCTTGTGCCATAAATACTAATAACATCAAAAGTGCAATTAAGTAACCTTTTATCCTTTTTAAACACAAAATTATTTACAGCTTTTATATCAGAATTTCTTAATAATGCTTCTGTAATTATAATTTGAATTTGCGCTTCCTTATAAGCTAAAGGATAATCGCTTGTTATTAAATCCAAAAGCGAATCAACACCATATTTTTCAGTATTGTTTGTATTATATATTTTGTATTTGTTTTTATCTGTTCTAATAGTTTTTTGAATCCATTGCTTTAAAGCCTCGTGCTTACTTATTGTTTCTACTCTTCCATCTTTAACATAAAAATCTCCTGTTTCAAAATTGAAACATGGAGATTTACCTTTACTACTTATTGAATTTGTATCATCTAATTTGTCTATTGTGTTAACTACTTCTTGATTCGGAAACAAAACTATATCACCTCTTTTACACTTTCTTTACTGCAACATAAGCATGACCATTTAAAATGGGAATACATAAAACACTATCCCCATTATTTAGTTCTCTTGTTATAATAAAATTTTTAGATTCATTGCCTTCAATTTCTATAGTTCCAGTTATTTTTCTTAGATCCTCACATACATAGAGAGGAGTATGATCATCATTTTCTATAAATATAGCTGCTCCTCCAAATAAGGATACCTTCATAGGATTTAATGAAATTATTTTGCCTATTTTAGCTTCATCTGGATCTTTATTATCTCTTTCCCTAAAAAATTTCATAATTCCAACATCATATCTATCCATTTTTCACCTACCAAACAACTGTAATACTTGCCTTATGCAATCCATTTTGTAATTTATGATTTGCATTTTTTATTTTATAATAGCCATTCAATCTACTTCCTGCTTGCAAATAAATCATTCTATTAGGCTTTATTAAATCTCCATCTTTAAGTGCTATCATATCATTTAAAGTAGCTGAATATTCTATTTTATTGCTATTTGCTAAAGCATTATTAGCAATATTTTGAGCTTGTGCAATATTTTTATCCTCTACATTGAAATTATCACTTAAAACTCCATAGAATCCTTGTTGACTTGTATCTTCTGCTGTAGCTTCTACTTTTGCATTATCATCATTTCCGCTTGTTACAGTTATCCTATTTTTCATTTTCTCCATTGACATATCTATATCTATTTGCTTAGGCAAAATTATTTTAGGATTAATTTTCATTTCTGAAAGCTTTCTAATATATAAAATATTGCCTTCTATTTCTTTAAAGTATGTTGCTCCCTGGTCATTTTTAGCTTGTTCTAAAATGTCGTCTATTATTTTATCCATAGTAGTATTCGAATAAGTTTTGCTTATAGGAGTTGGCATATCTGCTATTATACAGATTAAATAAGCTTCATTAGCTAAGGATCTTATAGCATCATCCGCTCTCATATTATAAAATTGTTTGACAGAAATTTTATTATTTTTAAGATAATAGCTATAGTCCTGGCAAGTATAGCTCCATATCCATCTTTTTTTAATTGGATGAAATGCAATTCCTCTAAAAATTTCTAATGAGTCATTAAATAGCTGCACAACTGTTCCAGTAGGAATTTCTTTTATACTATCAAAAGTTAATTGACTCCCCAAGTTATCTGTATCTCCACCCCATGAAACAGTATTGCCATCATTAAAAATATCTTGATTATTAACAATAAGCTTATACACATTATCACCTAACTTTCAATTAAAGCTCCATCATCATCAAATGTATATTTAACTCCATCTATTGTCGCAGATCCACTAAAATACATTGCTCCATCAGAACCAAAATAATACCATTTATTTTTATATTGAATCCATTCATTTCTAGCCATAGCACAACTATCTTTAAAATAATACCAATAACCTCCATCTTGAAGCCAACTATTTTGTTGTGCATAGCCATCTGGCCTAAAATTATACCATTCATTATTTATAAGCTGCCAATTCCCCATATAATAACTTCCATTTGCATCATATACGTACCACCATCCAGTATTATCTTGTTGCCATCCTACTGTGCTAGTTTGCGTAATAATAGTATTATAATCTCGCCATTGCTTAAGATCTAAGCTATATTCATAATCGCCATTTTTCATTATTGAATGCTCAAATTTTTCAACGCTAAAAGAATCATTTACATAATATCCATCAGGAGTACTTATTACCACTCGAATAGGTTCAGCATTAGTTTTAGCATTTTCAATTAAATCGATTATTTCCTTTGCTTTAACTTTACTTTTAGAGAAATAATACTTACTTGCGTCTCTTGGAAGCCAATCACTCCAGGAACTTTTAATTAATCCTTTTTTCTCAATAAAGTTATATGGTATATCCCAATAAGTTTCAAACTCCTCATTCTTGCTATCACTAGAAAAGGAAGGTAACTTAGGTGGAATCGTTGGAAATTGTAATACTTTTGTTCTATTATAATCACTAACATAAATATTATAATTACTCATTTATTACCTTCCCTTCTATGAATTAACCATTTGATAATATAATTTGTTAAAAATATGTTGTCCTACTTGGTCTGCAAACTCTTCATTGCCTACCATATTCCCTTGAACTATTACTTGTACAATTATTGGTGTACCACTATTATTCAATATCTTATCTGTTTGACCTGCCGGAATAACTTTCGATCCACTTGGCAGTATTGCCATTTCTCCATTTCCAAACTCATTCATTCTAGTAGGGCCACCAGGCCAATAATGTGTTCCTGTTGCATTCATAGGCGTTCTTGTATACACTGGATCTCCGCTTCCATTTGTTACAGATGTAACTGTTTCTGTTGCTGTTACATTAACTGTAGAGCCATCTAATCCAAGAAACTTCTTAAGTTTTCCCCATGCATTTTCTGCCCATTCACAAATATCTTTAAAGTGTTTTACAACTTCATATATTGCAAATCCTAAACCAGCTATTGCAAGTGTTACAACTCCAATTGGATTTGCATCCATTGCTACATTTAACAGCCATTGTGCTGCTTCCCAGGCACTTGTAGCATTTTGTATTCCCCAAATCATAAGTTCTATTGTTCCCCATGCACTAGTTGCAAATGTTGTAATCCCAATCCAAGTATTAACTCCAACAATAGCTAACTGCCATGCAGCAATTGCTCCAACTATACTATATACAACTGGTTCAATTGTTGGCCAATTGTCATTTACAAAATTAACTACTCCTGTAGCCCCATCAATTATTCCAGAAATAGCATCACTTACAGAATCCCAATTATCAGGTGTTACAGCCGAAAATGATGGTACAACACTATTATAAATGGTGCTTACCAAATTAGATGCAGAACCTATTAAATTACCAAGCGAAGGCACAATTTTGTCTATAATTGAACCTCCAACACTTAAAAAAGTATTAGTTACTCCACCTATATCTTCTTTTATTTCAGGAATATTACTTCTAAACCAATTTGCAAAATCATTTAAACGCGGTAGTACAGCATCCGAGATTGGAATTAATACGCTTGTTTGAATATTGCGTTTAATTCCCTCAAATGCACTACCTACATCGCTATATTTTATTTTGTTTATTTGTGCCAAAGCATCATATGTGTTGCTTATTTCTCCATCAACATTTCCTAAGCTTTCAATTACGTTTATACCTAAATCTTCAAATTGCGTTCCAAACAGTTCGACGCCTATTTGGCTTTGTTTTAAAGGGTCTTTCATATTTGATAAAGCTGCAATAACATCCTCAAAAGTATCTTTTGCGCTATCTCCGCCTTGAGCAAATTTAGCTGCTAAATCATCAGCATTAAATCCAAGCTGAGTGAATCCATCTTCTGTTGTTTTACTTCCATCAACAGCTCTTATAGAAAATTCTTTAACTGCATCTCCAACTTTGTCTAAATTAAAAGCACCTTCTTGTGATCCTGCTGAGAATACATTAAACATATCTTCAGCATTTAATCCAAGTTTTTTGAATTGCACACTATATTCATTGATAGAATCTAACATTTCTCCACTAAAATCTAATCCGCCTTGTTTCCCTTGTGCAATTAAATTAAATGCTTCATCACCATCTACTCCAAATTGTTTCATTAAAGTTGATGCTGATCTAACAGATTCATTTACCTCATATCCAAAAGTATCTTTTAATGCTATTGCATTTTCAGTTAGTCCTTTTAAATCATCACCAGTATATCCAGTTTGCTCTCCTACTGCTTTTAATGCTTCGCCTATCTCTTCGAAATTCTCTCCAAAATTATCATTGTATATATCTAGCATGACATTTTTCATTCTATCCATGCCAGTTTCAGCAAGTCCACTAGATGTCATAACTCCATTTAGAGATTTTTGAAGCTCATTTCCGAAAGTAACAGTTTCAACTATACCATCTTTCATGCTCTCCCATATATCCATACCAGCACCAAAGCCGATTCCCCTAAGCATAGAGTCTTTAACAATACTAAAAGCTTCACTAACTGTTTTTTTCATTTTAACAGCCTGATCTTCTGTATCCTTCATACCAGACTTAAATCCTTGAGTATTTTTAGCAACATTCTGAATAGTGTCACTAAAATTATCTTTCAAATTTAATATGGTATTAATTACTTTAGATGCCAAATTATCACCTCCACATTAATTTTTGGGTGGTTTAGCATTCGTTAATTCATTTTTATAAATAACATATTCCATTAAAAGCTCTTTTTGAGTTTTAGGTAAACTCCATAAATATTCGAGGGAATGACCACATTCAAAGAAATAACCTAACCAAAATAATGGTCCTATCTCTCCTTTGCCATTCCCCCTTATTAGTTTTTTAATTTTTCTTTAGTCTTTTTACCATCTCCAAAAGTTTCCTTTATCTTTTTAGCTATTCCAGCTAAATTTTCAACTCCAAAAGCCTTTACTGGTGCATCTAAAGGATCTTTTATTCCCCAAGCTTTATGCAATTCTGGATTTTGTAAAAATGGACAAGAAAAATAAATGAATTCTTTAGACGCATTGATCAATAATTTATAATCTGTACCGATTATCTCTTCATTTTTATTCATCTTAATTGCATTTGCCTGAGCATCTAAATACTCTAAAAGATTATCTTCTGTAGGTCTTATAAAGCTTATAGGTCCATATCCTTCTATCTCTATATCCGCTTCTTTCCTTATTCCTTCACTTTTCTCTAATCCCTTTTTAATAAAATCCTCTAATGACATTTTGTTCATAATATTCCTCCAAAATTTTATTTTAAAATTGAAAAGATGCTTAATTATAAGCATCTTAATATTAAATAGTTTCAATAGCATCGAAGTCTCCAAAGTTAAACGGAAACTCTTCTTCAATTATTTTTTTAGATTCAAACCCAGCAAGTAAGAATTCAGTTATTACTACTCCCTCTATACTCGCTTTTTCACTTTTTCCTGTTGCTTTATCAGTTAAACTTGATATTAATTTTATATCTGGCATAACTCCACTTTTATATGCATCAGCACAAATCTTCCATATTGTACTATCAACTTTTTTTACTGTAAGAGTACCTTCTCCTGACCACCCATTATATCTGCTATATGTTGCATTATCTCCACAAAACTCAACCGTTTCAAAATTACCTTTTACTTTAGCTTCAATCTTACTTAAATTAGCTAAAAGCTGTCCATTAAACCACAGATTACCACTGCTGCCTGTCAAAACCTTATTCGCTAATGCTTGATTTCCCATGTTTATTTCCTCCTCTCTAAGCTAAATTAATTGCAAAGTCTAAATCAACCATGCTTTGTAATATTTTCACATTAGCATTAATAAATAAACTTCTCTTAAATGTATTTTTTCTAACTTGGATATCTGTCCAATCTTTAGCCTCATTTGTGCCTGCTGCTATCCATGCTGCTCTTTGTTCTTCAACATTTATATCACTTTTATTTTCATATTCTTCATCTAATACGTCTGTTCCATTAGCTGATAATTTTTTAAAATAGCCATTAACTGCTGAAATAAATAAAATTTGATTATCATATTTATTCTTATATCCACCACCGAGATAATCCTCTTTAAATGTAGTTGAAATATCATCTTGCATAAGATCCATTGCTTCAACTACTTCTATCTCTTTCATATCTTCTGTAGCTGTTTTCCCATCAGTAGTAGTTAAACTATTAATTCCACGTGCAATTCTAACATCGGCACCATCATTAATTAAAATAAACTTACCTGCACCTAGAGCCTCATTTCTATCATCAACCTCTGAAACCTTACTAAGATTTGTACATTTAAAGTAATTACAGCCTTGAGTAATATTACATTTTGCTAAAATTCCAATAAGACTTGGACAATATTTTTCTCCTGTTTGTTCACTCCTACTATCATTAAAAGTTATCTTTGTATTAACAAAATTAACTATATGCTTTTCATCTGGTGAAGTTACATTGTATACTACCGCTTTATAAGTTCTTTTATTAGCAACTTGCGATTTTATCCAACTTGATAAGGTTGTAAAATCTTCTGTTCCACCATCTGCCATTGTTATCCATCCTGTTTTTACATTCTCGATAACAATTTTTAGTGCATCAGAAATAGTTGCTGTATTCCCAATTTTCACTACACAAGCCTTATATGGGGCAAATGTAAATATGTCTTTTAAATATTGTAAGTTACCTTCTGTGTATAATTCCTTATCAGTGTCTATCTCAGTTATATCGGAATATTCTTTATAATTAAACATTGCGCTTGTATCATCTTTAACTATTAATATTGCATAACCTCTTTCACTTCTCTTAGGAAGCGAAGCCGCTTTTTGACTGAATGATACATCAATATTTGGCATTGTAACTGTCATATCATCACTCCTATTCTTCTAAATTTAAATTGAAGTTTAATTCTTCTATTGGTTCTAAGTTAGAATCATCATATATTTCCTCAAGAGAATATAAATCAAATGCAACTTGTAATACTCCATCAGTTGTGCTGCATTCTATGTCTTCATCTTCAGCAATCGGCATATAAAATGTATCTGTGACTTTTACATCCTCTAGAAATATATTTTCTAATAAATCCTGCATTGCCAAATTATCTAGTTTAGGTTTATTCTTATCTTTTGCAAAAAAATAAACCCTCACTGGAAGGTTTCTTTCTTTTAATTGGCTATTAAATTTTCCTGATTGTGTAGTATCAAATGTAACTTTTATAGATGGTCTTATAACATTTATATATGATCCATCTGTATCTTTTTTTAATGCTTCTGCGGTATCTTCTGATATAATTTCAACATCATCAAACTCAGTATTTACTAATGCAGATTTTATTGTATTATTTATAGCCTTATTTATTTGTTTCAGTGTAATCATGTTACAACCCCTTTATAAACACTTCATATAACCAGTCTTCAACGTCTGAATAGAAACCACTTTCAAATGCTTTAGCAGCCTCTTCCATGAAATGAAATCCAGGAATAAATTTTTCTTCGCCAGTTTGCTTATGTGATTGTCCTTTCGCAACGTTTTTATGTGGTTTCCACATAAAACCATCATTAAGTAAATGAGCATGTGGGCTATTATTAAAAGCTCTTGCAGACCAAACGCCTCTATATTTATAAGCTTTACCTGATTTAAATCCTTTAAGTAAATTTCCTGTTTCTTGACCTATTCCTTTACTTTTAAAAACCGCTTTATTTTTTTTGTTAAGATTATTAGCTTGTTTTTTTATAAATTTTCTACTTTCTTTTGGCATAGTATCATTGGCTTTTTCAGTTAATTTTTTCTCAAATTTAGTTAATTCGCTGAAATCAAATCCATCACTACTCATATATCTATCTATCTATCCTCCTATGATTTCTTCACAGAATATTTCAAGAAACTGGTGAGCAAAATAAGGATCTAATATATATTTAATGTCAAATCTACGCCCTTGATGTATTAGCCACATGTCTTGAGTAATATCCTTACCTGCTCCATACCTAACTTTAATTTTATGTGTTACATCGGATAGCACTGTATTAGCTTGTTGCTTTTGCAATGAACCTGTTTGTGGTATTATTGATGCCCATATAGGCTTATCCTTAATTTTACCTGGTCTAAAATCTTTTTCCTCAAGTTCATTTTCAAATTCTACATTTCCCCACACTTCTATTCTTTTGTTTAAAGCTTCTATACTCATGGTGCTACCTCTTCCGTATAGTCAATAGACAATGATAAATGAATTTTTATATTTTCATAAGATTCTTTATACCTATCGGCTTCTTTATCATCTGTACATAATTCATACTTACAGAATGTTTTAATTGCTCTTATGATTAATGGATCAGTTTCAAGTATTTTGCTTTCTAGTATACCGCTAAGTTTTAAATCTGACTTAGCTGCATCTATATTATCCTGTATTTCTTCATCTAGGCTGTCATCATCAATTCTTAATGCTGATTTAATTTTTTCTAGCATTAATTATCCCCTCTATCCCTTTTTTATTAATGCAAATGCTTTTGTTGATCTTACGCCTCCATCTGCTATAGCATATGCAATGTAATCAGTCTCTCTCTTTTTCTTATGATCTTCACTATCCAATGAAACTTGTTTATTAATATTTGCATGATACCCACTATAAGCATCTCCAAATAAAACATTTCCTTCTGGAATACTATCATCTTCCTTAACAACCTTACCGAATATTGTTCCCACTCCACCATCAATTGGATTTGCAACAAAATATGGTCTGCCAGTAGTATCTACAATATTAGCTAGTTCATTCCAAATAGTTGTTCCATTTGCATAAATAGCTGTTTTTTGTTTATAAGCACCTTTTATAAGTGACATAGCCTTAGTGCATTTCTTATAAGTTAATGGATCTGCATCTGAATAAGTAATTACTTGTGGAGTATCCTTTTCTCCATTAAGTGTAGTAATAATCCCTTTAGGTTCTGGTTTAAATGTATCTGTTTCACCTGGTTGACCTTTACCATTTGTTACTCCATATCCTAATGCTGCTCCCATTTTTTCTGATAATTGACTTTGAATAAATGGTATGAAATCTTCTATTGCCATCTCTTGTAATTTCCATGATACTGTAATATCTCTAGATAATTCGCAACCATTCAGTGTTGCTTCTGCAAATGTTTCTTTACCATCTTCTGTTTCAGTAGCTTCATCATACCAAGATGCCTTACTTGATGTATCAGATTTTAATAATGTGACTTTTCCTTTTACAAATGTTTTAAAAACATCATTCCAAAGTGGATATTGCTCCCCTACTTCTTTCCATATTCCTGCAACAACTGTTTCTGGAATAACTACCCCTGTATTTTCTGTTGTATGTGTAAATGCTTCATTCACAAACTTAAAAGCCTTACTTTCTTCATCCGTAAGCTTCATACCAAGCATATCTTTTGCCCATGCATTTCTATATGCTTTAGGTTCTTTCTCGTCATTTAAAGGTATATCACCAGTAGAATCAATAATTTTTCCTGTAACATCAACACTTTGGTTTTCAAGATTAAGTACTTTAAATTTATCTTCCAAAGCTGCTTTATTTGCCATTTCCTTTGCTTGATCTGCCCATGCATTATCCATAGCCTCTACTTCTTGCATTTTGGCTTCAATCTCTTCATTTGTAGCAGTGTTCATCATCTTTTCAATAGTATTCATAAGCGTTGTTCTTTGGTTTAAGTAATCTTGTTTATTTTTAAATTTCATAATTTATATTCCACCTTTCAATTTTAAAAAATTCAGTCTATTTCTTAATTTAACATTGTCCTTTTCAGCAAAATTATTGAGTTTTTCATTTTGCATTTTATCTATTATTTCTTGCGGTATCATTCCGTTAAATGAATTAAAAAAAGAACTTGTAACAGAATTATTATTTTCAAACATAATTCCATCTATAAGTCCTCTTTCTTTTGCTTGCTGAGCTGTCAGCCAAGTCTCTTCGTCCATCATCTTTAATGCATCTTCCATGCTCATGCCACTTTTAGCTACATATGCGTTTGCTATCGTTTGATCTGCTACTTTTAAAACTTGGGAAGTTTTATCCATCACATTGCTATCTCCACTCGCACCACATGATACTTTATGGCACATCATCATAGCCGTTGGACTCATATAACAAGTTCCTGCCATTGCAATTACTGAACCAGCACTGTATGCACTACCTACAATATTTATTGTTACATTTCCTTTATTATATCCTCGAATGGCAGTATAAATTTCACTGCCTGCTGATATATCTCCACCACATGAGTTTATTTCTACTTCTAAATCCTCAACTCCATTTACAGATGATAAAATTTTATTTACTTTACTTGGTGAAGTTGCTTCTATTTCAAAATAGTCATAAATCCATTGTTGGCTACTATCTATAATAGGCCCTTTAATGTTGATTTTCGGCATCATTATTCACCCCCTTTCACTACGGCTGTATCTAATCTTCTAATTGCCTTATCGCCTCCATCTACTGGTGCTAATCCTCCAAGTATTCTTCTCCATTCATTTGGCGTTAAAGCACCTCTATCTACCATTTGCAATAAATTTAATTTAGTAGACATTGAAGCATATTGTAAATTTGAAGCCTCAAATATTATTGAATTTCCAAATCCCCTTTCTCTTCTTGAGAAAAGTTTTCTAGTATACTCGCCACTAAGTTGCATTGCTACTGGTTCAATTTCTGATTCATAATAAGCATTCCACTCATTTTCATCATATTTACTTTGAACTATTTTCTCATTAGTATTAAAAAATGAATAGAGTCTTGTTATAGTTCTATCCATTTGAGCTGCATTTGGTACATAATCTTTAGGATCTATTTGTTGAGCTTCACATTTACTATCAACACCTGCTGCACCACCAGTATTATCTAATGATAAAAAATTCTCTGTAAATTCCTTTGTCTGTTTCTTTAAATCCTCTGGTCTCAATGTTTGATTAAACTTTAATAACCATTTGATTATCCCACTATTTTTTATAGCCTTAACAATCCCCTGATCAGTTGTATTTATAATTTCCATTAATGGTAATAAAGCTTGTTTAGGACTCTCTCCGAAAATATCATTTTCATTGTAATCTTGCCTAATATGAATAATATCTGAATATGGATAAGTAAATGTCTTTCCATTTCTCATAGTACATTTTAAATATAATTGTCCTTGATTATCATATATCGCTTCTACACCTAATGCTGGTATTGGATAAAGCTCTGTAGCATATCCATTATCATCTCTATTTATGTAAATAAAAGCGTTGTTATTTAGTTGAAGTTGAGTAGTAATTTTCTCTTGCAGCATCTGTCCTGTCATATACGGATTTGGCTCTTCTAATAGAAATCTAATGTATACCTCTGGATTAACCTTGGTATCTATAGACCCATCTAAAGTAACAGTTTCCCTCACATGCTTTGCAACTAATTTACCTATTGCTTTTACCTTTGGTCTTATACATGCTCTTATTATGTCGCTTTTGTATAAATTCCCATTCCATGCATAGAAACCATTTCCTTTATCGGTTATCATTTCAAACCTAGTAACTGACGAGTCTTTATTAAAGAATCTACTTAGTATTCCCAATTGCTCACCTCCCTCCTACATCATAGTTTCATACTCACTCATTTTATCTAAAAGAACTACATATCCAATTATTAATGACACACCACCATCAATACGCTTTCTATTATCAGTACCCTTTATTGGTTGAATATTATTATTTATATCAGTTTTAATTTCCATGTTAGATAAACACCATTTGTCTATAGGATTGTTATTATAAATTATCCTATCAGCTGTCAGATCTGCTTTTAATTCTTTCATAGGAAAACTAAGTGTATAAACTCCTTGTCTAACTGATATCATTGATTCAGAACCAAACTCATCTTTATATGCTTGAAGTAAACTATCATCAACATGCCAAGGATCATAACCAATCCAAGGTATATAAATATCATAAATGTCTCTTATTTCCTTAAACCATTCAAGCATGTCATATTTGTTAACTTTATTACCTGGACACACTCTTAAAAGCCCTTGACTTTCCCATAATTTATATGGAACTTTATCATCTTCATTATTTGTATCTTCATTGTTTAATTTTTCTTGTGGTATAAAGTACATTTGGATAACATAAATATGAGGATCTTCTCGTCTCATACATAATACTTTAGCTGATGCTAAGTCAGTAGTTTCTGCTAAATCGAAACATCCAATTCCATACCTGAATCCCATTTCTTTAAGATTAAATAAAGCTTCATTGTTAAGTTCATCCCAACGCAACCATGCTGATGCTGAGTTTTCCTTCATGTTAAAATCTTTTACCATAACAGTAGCTTTAAAAGCTGGATCTGATTTAGCTTTATTTACGCAATCTCTAAGAAATTCAATCTTTTTTATTGAGCCTAATCCTGGATTCGCTTTAATCCACATGTCTTCTTTATCCCACTCGTCTTTATCATCTAACTCATAAATAAACGCTATAAATCTATCATCTTTTATTTTTCCATCAAGTACTCCACATGCGTAATCATATTGGGAATCAAATATTGAACCTCTTATAAAACCATTAGTGGTAATGCAATCTAATAATGGCTGCCTTCTACTACTCATTGACTGCTTCATTAAATCATATATATCTCTATTTTTTATAGCTGCTAATTCATCTATAGTAACCATATGAGAATTTAAGCCATCAAGACCATTAGAATTACTTGCTAACGCTTGAAGGCTTCCATAATTAAAAGGACAATATATATCTGACTTTCTTTTCTTAAGATGTTTATTTAAATCTGGTGATTGCTGAATCATTTTATAGCACTCATTAAATCCCTTTTTTGACTGGTCTAACTTAGTGGCTATAATATAACATTCTGGAGAACCTTCTCCATCACCAACTAGCATAAAAGTTTCATCTGCTGCAAGCTCTGTTGTCTTTCCATTTTTACGACCTCGAATGTCAAGTACTTCTTGATATTGCCTATATCTAGTATCCTTATGAACAAAACCAAATACTGCTTGATGCTTTGCTTTCTGAAATAATTCCAGTTTTAAAGCTCCTCCAAGTTCTCCTTGTGCTTGTTTACAAAAAGTTTCTATAAATTCAATAGGTCTATCAGCTAATTCTTCATCAAATACCCAAGGATAATATTTCTCAGGATTGTGTAATTTATCAACTAACATTGTATACACTTGTTTAATTCTTTTACATGCAACAATTTTACCTGACATAATTTTGTTGTAATATTCTTCTATATAATTCATTACTTTAATTTGCCTTTTTTAATAAATTCCATAAGAGTATCTGATTCTTGTTTTTTTACTTCAACTGGTAGCAAGTCAATTAACTGTTTCATTACTCCTGAATAACGTTGCATGAAAGTTGTGTAAATTTTAACTTCTGGTCGTTCTCTGTTAAAAGATTGTTCACCCTGTTCAAACAATTCAGTTAATCCATTTTTAATTAAATCCGATCTTGTATCTTCCAGGGATACTTTCATAAATGCAGCTTCATTAATCAACCCTTCAAGAACTTTAATTTTATCTTTTGGGAAATCCTTGAATATCTTTTTAATTTTATTTATTTCTTGTTTTATTTTTCTATCTCGGTCTAATTGTTCGGAAATGCTCAAAAATATACCCCCTCCTATTTTCAAAATTTCGTTCGGAGGAAAATTGTTGTCCCCTATACGGTCTA